CGGACTGGTACCGCGACCGCACAGGTGCATCTGCACTTCCTGGCGTTCTGACAATGGTACTTGGCGGAGACTACGACCCGCGTGAATTCATCAGCATTATCGGCGTCAAGTAGAACGCTTTTTCTTTGAGGAACGAGCCGACTTAGTCGCTCGCTCTTTAAAGTATGCGTCCACGGCATTGGCGCTGGTACGACTGCGCCACGCAAAACCGCACTGACCGCACGTCACAAGTTTGGTTGTCGCCCAGCGCCCACCACTCTTTGAAGGAACTTCCTCGGTGGACAAGTTGCTAGTACGAGCAGAACAGTACGGACATTGCGGGTAGCGTCGACGTCGCGCCTCTTCACCATTGGCGTCCACCGAGAGTGTGCGACGAATCTCCATCTCGTCACGTCCACCCCAAACACCCCAAATTTGTTTATGTTCTAAAGCAAATAACATACACTCTTTACGAACGGGACAACTAAAGCAAAGGTTCTTTGCCTCATACTTTTTCTCAGTCTTTGCCGAGAAAAAATTTTCTTTGATGTCCTCGTTTTCAGGTTTAGAGCACGCTGCGTCGTTTTGCCATTTAAATTCTCCATTGGTCACTAGACCAAGACCTCCACCCATGTGGTGGGCAAGATGTCATCGACTATGTCTCCGTAGAAAGTTTCACCATCGTCTTCACACACAGTCGGGTCAGATTCTTCATCGACGCAACCAGCGTATCCCTGAGTAAAAACCGACCTGTCAAGAAGTGCATACGCCTGACCGAGAGAATCCACATACCCACTTCGTTGAATGTGGGAAGCAAGAGCCCGTCTAACAACATCATTCTCAAGGTCTACATGTCCATATGTCACAAAAACTGTGCACATTGGAAGTACAGAATAGTAACCATTACCATTCCAGTCTTCCCAAAGGGACTCACCGATACGAGAATTTGCCATACTCCATTATATCAAGGTTATGGCAAAAATATGTTGATACTAGCGAATGCGTACGTCTAGTTCTTGAATGTTGTAGTCGAGACCGTCGAGGAACGGCTCTTTTTCGTCCGTCGAGCGAACGTAAATTTTGCTGGTTCGAATAGCAACAATGCGACCGCGCCGACCATTGTGGATTGTTCCACGGTCACCAGTAAATGCGTTGTGCTTGATACGAACTTCGTTTCCAATTTTGAGCATTCCCGGCTGTGCTGAAACCCACATCTCTTCTGCCTGCTCAGGAATAATTGCATAGCCACGAACAAGGTCTTTGAAAAGGTCAAGTGCTTGGTCAAGATGTTCCTGAGTCGGAACATTAGTTGCGTCAACTTCTTCCCACTTTTTTAGCAGGTCTATCACAAGTTCAGCAACGGGCTTGCGGACTTTTGCGCCAGCAAGTTGCTCTTTCACCCAATCAAAATTAATAGTCATGGTGTCTCCTTAATGTCTTTACAGTATACCAAAAAATATGGGCTGAGTCCGAAGACCCAGCCCACATTTAGACGTTCTTTAGAACGGGGTGCTTGAAGGTGCCGACGGGAACGAAGGCGCTGCAACAGGAGGTGCAACTGCAGGTGCAGGTGCGGGGGCAGGAGCAGGGGCCGCCATAGGAGCGGATGTAGGTGCACCAGCGACAGGAGCGCCAGCAACAGGAGACGAGGCGTACGGGAAGTACTTCTTGAACTCGTTGCGGGTATCGCCGTTCCAAACACGACTACCAATGGTAGCGCGGAAGGGACGACCAGTGAGGGCCTGCTCAATCTGAGGGTTTGCGGGGTTAGTGGCAAAGAAATCGTCACCAAGCCCGAGAGCACGCATCTTCGAGAAGAAGATAGCGAGAGCGTTCTTGTTCTCGGGCGAGATAACCAAGTTATCCCAAACAAGACGCTTTGCGTACGGTCCGACCTGTACTTCCGCCTTGATGGCGAACATGGTCTTTCCGCTCTGTGAAGTTTTGGTAGTTGCCTCCAAGACCTTCAGTTCGTAGTCGCCGTCAGGCAACGGTGAATAGTCTCCTCCAGATGCATCTTTTGCATCGCGGACGAGGTCTCCCCAGTTGAGTGAACTCACGGGTGTCTCCTATCGTTTTGTTGTGTGTTAGTAGTTGAAGTGTATCACGAAGTTGTCTTAGAGCCAAACACCATGTCAAGCATGCGTTCCACACCAAGATTTTCTTGCTCTACGATAGCACCGAGACGGCCCTGAACACGTTCACCAGCCTCGTACTTTTCCGTACGCTCAACGTACATACGACGCACCTTGTAGGGCGGTTGCATCACGTCGGGGTTCGGGAAGTGCTCGATGGTAATTGCGCCCAGAATGTCGTACAAGTACGGAGCCTGAACTGCCAATTGACCTTGGAGGTAGGGGTGAGCCAGACCATCCTTATCGAACTTCGCCATCGCAGTGAGGACAATTGCCTCAAGCGGTGCCGTCGGGTGCATGGTGAGGTCGCGGACGTCACGAAGGAATGAACCCATGTGGCGAAGAAGTTCGCCCCACTGTTGCATCTTCATCGCTTCAGTTCCTGCAATGTTGTCCATGCACTTGATTTGCAACTCCGAGATGGAGTCGATGATAAGCGACTTGAACTGGTGCTTACCCAGTTGGAGCCACTGATACGCCTTGAGAACTACATCCCAGTTGTGAACTACCACAACACAGGTGTCCCAAGTTCCGTCTGCCACTGGAGGTTCCTCCGAAAGAGGGTTCCAGTACTTGACGTTGATGGGGAGGAAGCGGTGTCCACCCTCAACATCGAGCATCAGACGAGGGTACGGTGCGGTAACGGCGAAGGTTGATTTACCAACCTTGGATTCACCGTAGACCATCATGGTCAGTGAGCGCTGAATTTCAGACACTATGCACTTCCTTTCTGTTCTTCTTTTCCATAATAAGCATATGGGTCGCCCTTGTCAAACTGGGCATCGATTGCTTGCTCAACGGCGGAGCCGTCGTCGAACATGGGACAGATGGAATAGAACTGGCACTTCCATCGGCAATCAGCGCTGGGGCGTGGGTAGGCAACATTTTGATGTGCAGTCCCCTCGTCCAACGCAATCTTAGTTTTCATCAGGTCGCCAATAACACCGTGAATACGCTTCCAGAAGGAACGCACCGTGAAGATGTTGTGGCGGACTTCGAACTGGTCGTAGAACGGGGGCTTAGAGGCAGTGGTGCGCTTTACCTTCCTTAGCAGGGTAAAAATTCCACCCTCTGAGCGGCCGTCTGAGTCTTTGTTTTGAGCGTGTTCCAACATCATGTATGTCAGAATCTGCTCGTTCATGTGAGCGGTCTCAGCAAACTGAGCAAACGACCCGCCAACAGTTTTGAAGTCACGGAACATACGCACACCGTCAGCCTTGCGACGAACACGCATATCAATCTTTCCCTGAAGTTCAACAGCACCATCAAAGAGGGGCATTGAAAGAATCTCTTCCGTGGAAATCATTTCCAGTTCCGAGTCAATACCTTCTTCTTCGACCCACTCAAGGTAACCCTCAAGCATGATGCGACCGAGGTCAGCCTCTGAATCAAAGTCGTGAGTGTCCATCATGTCAAGATGCATAGCATCGCGCTCACCCTCGACAAGACCCTTGTAAGCCTCGAGGAGAGGGGTCCCAGTCGAGTAGTACTGGTCAAGCGCCTCGTGTACACGCGAACCCAGAGCCAGAGGACCAGAGTACTTCTTCTGCTTTGGCTTGAGTCGACGGTAGTACGACAGCCACCATTTACGGCGACAGTCCTTATACGTCTGAATTTCAGAGTTCGATAGGGTATACGGGGAGTCCGTCATTTGTGTCACTTCCTAGTTATTTAGATACTGTTACGAGACGACGTTTCTCGGCGTCAAATTTCTTGGGGTACTTCTTGAATCCCTTGCCGTTCTGTCGGTCGTTGTTTCGTACGCCAGAAGACTTTCCTCTTTTGCCAGCCATTACTATTTCCTCTTCTTCTCTGCGGTGAGCATGTCCTTGAGTTTATCACGGTCACGAACAACTTGCTCAAAGTTCTCTGCCTTTGTATCGAGGACGTCGACAACGCGCTCTTCAATAGTGCCCTCAGTGACATAATCCGTCACGAGGATGCTGTCGTGGATTTCAGAGCCAATACGGTGAACGCGGTCTAGCGCCTGCTTGTCGTCAACAAGTGACCACGGACGCTGGAGGCGAACCATACGACGGGCTGCGGTCAGCGTGATACCGACACCACCAGCCTGAACGGTGAAAAGAATCCACTTAATTTTGCCAGCCTGAAAATCGTCAACAGCCTGCTGACGCTCCTCGTCGGTCTGACCACCTGTGATACGACCATGAGCAATCCCAGCCTTAGTGAGGCGAGCAGACAGCAAGTCAATTAACTGACGAGACACGGCGGATACCGCAACCGAATCATCACCAAAGTCGCCACTGTCAATGTCGTCCATCAAAGCATCAATCTTGCATGACGGTTCAGCGAGCGTAGTCTTGGTCTCACCAGTGACTGGGTCAACGTCCATTGTCGCGTAGGAACTTGCAAACTGAAGCAGACGAAGAGTCTGCGTAAGAACAGACGGAGCCGTCATAAGTTCGGTGCTCTCCTCGAGTTCCGCAATCATGTGGTCACGCATCTGCTCGTAAGCCTTCTTCTGCTTGGCAGACATTTCAACGTCACGACGCTGAAACATAATTTCAGGAAGCCACGGAAGTACGCGAGCCTTGAGCATACGACGCATACGAGGGTCAATAGTGGCGTGGAACTCTTGGTCCATCTGAGCCTTGACACCAATGACCATCAGTCCACCAAACGCATTGAGCATGGTGTCAACGAAACGGTCAAGCCACTTCGACTTGCTGGGCCACTCCTCAGGGCTAATCCAGTGCAGGATTGACCACAGGTCGAGGACGTTGTTTGCAATGGGTGTACCAGTCAGTGCGTAACGAAAACGCGCGTTACCAGTAGCAGACCACAAAGCACGAGTCTGCTTGGACTTGGGGTCCTTGGAACGGTGAATCTCGTCAGCAACGACAGAGTGGAACTCAATCTGGTTGAGTTCACGAGGGTGTACCT